CTTGCCGCCCATCTGGCTGGCAATCTTGTCGCAGGAATTATAGTCGCCCGAGAACTTCGAGGCCGGGTCGTCTTGCAGGACACCTCCCCGCTTCTGGAGGATTAACGTGTGGTCTGACGAAGTGCGCAGTGCGCGTTTCTCGAGCTCGAAGACTTCCAGTTGGTCCTGCACCGAGTTGAGGCTAGACTGCAGGGTGGGGTATCCACGGACGGCGGAAGGGCGCTCGAACTCCATAACCTGAAGCATGGACTGAGCGGGGACGTAGCGGTCCTTCTTCTCGCCGTCAGTGTAGACGTTCCATCCGGTGATTTCGCCGTAGGTTCCGAGGTAAGCGCCGTCCACGTTGTTCGGGTCGAACTTGTCGGAAGGCGAACCCACCCGATGGCTTTCTAGGATCTGCACCTTCGGGATGCCGGTCTTCGGGTCGTTGGTCAGGATTCCAAAAGTATCCCCATCTACAAGAGCACCAGACATCCACATGGCTTGCAGTTGTCCGAGGTTATAACGTCCGGTCAGGTCGCACCGCACCGCCCAGTCGCGGAAATAGTTTTGATGGGCCACGGCGACCTTGGGGTCGCGAGCGTTGGACTGCACGACGAGGCCGTCTCCGACAGTGACCAGGACGGCTTCGTCAATGCACTGCTTGTAGATGGGGCTGTTGCGGATTGCCCAGCGGGACTTAGCCACCATGGCCTGACGAGTGGCGGCGGTGACCTCCTTGCGCTGGTCGTTGACCGCGCCGATGAACAGCATACGCCGCGCGCCCGATTGGGTCGTGCTGGCGAACTGCGAGTAGGAGGCGGAGGCTTCCTTCTTGGTTGCCTTGGTCTTAGGCGTGGGCTTCTTGGGTCGCATCAGAGGTCAACTCGGTTGTCCCAGTTGATCTGCACGGAGGTATGAGCACCGCCGTAACGTGAACTATCCAGCCGGGATAAAGCGTAGTTGATTTCCTGAATCCGCTGGGCGGTGGGCATCCCGAAAGCCTTGCTCACAGAAGTGCCGGAGTCTGAGTACGACATAGTCGCCTTGCCCAAGTCGGCAAGGGCCTCTTGCTTGTATTGCAACAGGATGTCTTCGGATAGGCCGACGTAGATGCCTAGCATATACTTATTGCGGGGCGGGTAAGGTTTGCGGTTCGTCCCTGCCGAGCAGGCCCCAGCGGGCGGCGATGAGCATCGCCAGAAGCTCGCAGTCAAAAGCGTGGTTGTCGCGGACGCCCTTACGCTTACGCCAGATCGCCTTGCCTGCTTCCTTTACGCGGACCTCACTGTTTAATTGTTCCACGTAGGAGGGGTCTGCGTCCCGGGCGAAGGTGAACACCTTGCGAGCCCGCATCCCATGGAACAAGTCCTTGCCCGACAGGTTGGACCAGACGACCAGAGCCGTCGGCGTGCGGATGCCTGGGACGTGGATGGCGGTCGGCGTGTTGTAGAACCGGCGGACGGAGTCTCCGGCCTTCGTCTTCACGTTGAAGTATTCCTGCCCAGAACCCTTGGCGCAGTACCAGCCCCGGGTAGCGCACTGCTTGTAGACCGTCTGCGTGGTCTGGTCCTGACCGCCGGAGTCCACCATGACGAGCTGCGGATGGACTCCGTACTTGGCCACGATCGCGTCGAGCCCTGACCAATCCGTCAGGCCGTCGGTGCTGATGACCTTCCCGAAATACATCAAGCGGCTATGCCCGGTGCGAGCCCACTGCCGCACGATGACCCAGAAGTGGTCGGCCTGACAGTCGATTGAAACCGTGACGAACTTGACCGAACCTTCAGTCGCGTCCTCCTTGTCCACGATGTTCCCGCGCGGCGTGATGTAGCAGACCGCCTCCCAAGGGTCTGCCATGGCATAGTCCGAGGACTCCGTCGAGACGACCATCGAGCCGGTGTCATCCGTCCAGGGGAGAGCGAGGACCTGATTCTTGAAGAGCATACGCGGGGTCTGGTCGCCCACCAAGTCTGCGACCTGCTTCGCCTTGATCATGTCCACGGCCAAGGACCCCCAGCTCGTCGATGCCAGGGCGTTGACGTGCAAGCCGACGTAGCCCGCCTTCTCGGGCTTGGTCGTGGCCTCGAACCCGGCCCCGCGCTCGACCTCGTTGCAGATGCTCCGCACCTCGTCGTTGTCTTCCATGCGGTGGCGGCACTTCGAGCACTCGTAGGTCGTGCCCTGCTGGACGGCTTCGAGGTCCCAGCCGTCGGTCATCTTCGCCCCTTCTGGGAAGCGGACATAATCCCATAGCCATGGCTGGCGGTGGCGGCACGCCTCGTTGGGACAGACGAACATCCATTCCCGCTGGTCGGTCATCAGGTAGAACTTCCAGAACTCCGCCCCCTGTCCTTCGATGTCTCCTGGCTGGCTCTCGTAGACCGCCTTGCTCGCGAAGGCCGCCGCCTTCATTCGGCTCATGCTCATCGCCAGCGCGCCGTTGGGCCACTGCCAGCATTCCGACCCGAAGACGAACCGGACGTGCAAAGACTGCAGGTGCTTCTCCGTGGATGCCGAGCGGTTGTGGATCAGCGAGCCGTCAGAGAACCGGAGCGTGCCTGACTTGTCGTTGTCGTCCTGAGACATCTGGCTGCGGATGTCCGCCACCTGGTCGAACAGCGGGCGCAGTTCGTTGAGCGTGAACGCCTTTGCCTTGTCCTGCGAGTCGAGGAAGATGGCCATCGACGCGCGGCGGTTAGCCATCAGATAGGTGGCGCAGAGCTTCAGCGTCAGCGTCTTCCCGCAGCCGATGGCCCACGGCATGAACATACGGCTGGTCGTCGGCGCGTTGAAGATGCGCACCGCCTCACCGATCCATGGCCAGCGCTTCGGGTTGTATCCTCCGTCGAACACGCCCGCCGGAATCTTCTTCACGTTCTCCTTCAGGTAGGCCACCGGGTCGCTCAAGGCCGACGGCCTGACCACGGCAAGCCCCTCCTCGAAGAGCTCGTCGGCGTTCACGGCTTCGGTTCCTCCAGGACTCCGGCCACGCGGGTGATCTTCTCGCGAGTCTCGCGCGCCCATTCGGTCAGAACGCCGATGGCCTTGACCGGGTCCTTCGGGTTGCAGTTCTCGCCGCACTCGGAGCCCAGCGCGTCCAGCCTCTCGACGATCAGGCCAGCCAGTCGGAGCATCGCCTCACGCGCCTCGGTCGCATGGATATGTTCCCGGGCGAACACGCTCCGACGCTCGGCTTCTTCCTGCAGGTTGACCAGCGTCTTGAGCGACTGGTTGTACGTGACCTGGTACTTGCCAGTCTCGGCGTCCCCGGCCCTGAGCATCCGCTCGTACTTCTCACGCGCCAGCACGACCAGGCTTTCGTGCTTCGCGATCGTCTGCGCGAAGTTCGCGTCGGGGATTCCCTCCACGTCCAAAGGCGGCCTTTCTTTTTTGGGTCGCCCCGGCGCGCGCCGTGAACCGGCTGGTTCGGAATCCCCCGTTTTTTGCTGGTTTTCAAAACTCATGTTTAAAAAAACAGCGGGGTGGCGAACCACGCGGCTTCGGGGGGGTGGGCTAAAAGATTCCTTTTGGCCCTGTATTGGGGGTAGGGGCTCATGCGCCGCGAACACGCTTCAGACCGGAGGTCATGCGTCCCTTGAACGAGCTAACTTGCTGCTCCACCGCTTCACGTGAGCATCCCAGGAGCTTTCCGATCTGTCGCATGGTCAGGCGTGAGCCTATCCCTAGTCCGATGCGTACCACCTCTGCCTGTCCACGTAGCACCGGGCAGCGCTTGCTTCCGATTGAGTCCAGGACGACCGCGAGCACGGCGAGCACCTCGGCCCTAGTATACGACTGCGGCCTGATCGTGGCGTCGGCTCCGTCCTCCTGCCTTAGCCGGTGACAGGCGCGCGCCTCATCGAGCTCGAAGACTGAGTCGCCTGACTTGGGCAGTTCGCGGTAAGGCTTGAAGCCGTTGGCCCTTGCCCGGGCCTGAGCCTTAGGGGACAACGAGTCGAAGTGGGCATCGACTGCTCGTTGATGCTCCAGCGGGATGTTGTCCTGAGTCTCGGCCACTTGCTAGGTTGATAGGGCCGGACATGGCCTGAAGTGAAACTATAACCCAACAGGACTTGTTGCGTCCGTTTGCAGCCGTTTGCAGGACTTGCAAACACCTTAACCCATTGTCAGGCAACGGACTTGCGGACGCTCCCTACTACTACCTACAACTATATAGATAGATATATATTAAGAGAGAGAGAAGGGGAGGGGAGGGGAGGGACCTTCCTATAAAGGGGGCTATAGCGTGGGAAAGTTGCAAACACCGACTTGCAGACGTAAAGCGTTGCCACTGCAGACGTTTAGCACGTTTGCAGGACAAGGCCGAATCGTTGCAACAGACGCTTAGTCGAGGAAGGCCGACCTCGGAATCCTGACCGCCCGGTGAATCGAAGCGCCGAAACGGACGCCCGCGACATGGGTCGCACCCGGGACTCTTGCAAACTGATCCTTCCACTTGTCTGCCCAGGACGTGTCCATGAACAGGGTCCGCAGGGCGGGGTGGTGGTTCGATACCGCCACGGTGTCGTCCTCCAGTCGGATGCCGGAGCGTTGGAGGTTGAGCCGGATGTTGTCGGCGTCCTCGACCGTGACATCGGTGGAGTAGTAAGCCTGCACCAGTTCGCCGATGGAGCGGGTGTAGGTATGGTCGCCTTGCTCGAAGCGGATGGACTTGTCGAGCATCCAAGCGAGCGCGCGGACTTCGTCCTGGTCGGCCTCGTCGGGCATGAAGCCGTGCCAGTTCTGCTTATCGACCCAAGCGGTGGCGTCCTC